ACTGGTTTGGATAAATATTTTGGGTTGGTTGAGATTGCAGAGAAATACGAAATATTCAAAAAGGTTTCCACAAGATTTGAAATGCCAGATGGAACGAAAGTTTTTGAAAAAGCAATTATCAAGAATCCAGAAAAATACTTTACTGATGACATAATGAAACAACTTGAAGATGCTGTATTTCAAGAGTTTAATTATGGCAGTAAAAAAGGAGATTCTGAAAATGAGTTGGATGAGTCATAGAGTATGTTTAAGAGTTTTATGGATGTTAATTGGCGTAATTATTATGGGGGGAGTTTATTTGTTATCCTATAATAATGTTGATGAACTTGCAGTAACAGAAACAAATCATTTAATTGATTATTTAAGGACAGTACTTACAAAATGATGCAGATGCGTGATAGTGATATACAAAAAACATATGAAGCGTGGTACACCTATCAGGGTTTGTATGCACATTTTAGACACGAAGCACGCAACTATGATTATTTTAAATACAATGGTAAATTAAATTTTAGCGGAATAGATGCTATGGAAAAAAGTTTCCGTAAGCATGAGTATCATGGTAATTTTTCCATGCAAAGGAAAGTATTTAAAGATATAGGCAATAGGTTTAAAAATAAAGAGTCTTTAATTTTTTTCTATCTTTCGCAGTTTACTAATAATCTAATGTACCCATCACATTTTGATAGTGATGTTTATGAGGATTATATTTCTAGAATGAATAATTTTTATTTTCATTTGGAGCAAGATGTAAATCCGATTAACAAATATATGGATAAGTATGATGTTGACTTTAATTATATATTTAAAGTTGATGGGATTAATCATCCAGTAATTTTAAAGATGTGCTTATCTAAAACAATTTCACTTGAAACATTTTGTGTTTTTGACATGATTTTAGATTATGTAAAATATGTTGATAGGAAATTAGATGATCCTATTTGGAAGGATCATAGTCATCTTGCAAAGAAATATAAACCATTCTTAGAGGTAGATAGGGGAAAAGCAAAGACAATAGTGATGAACGCTTTAAAGAAAGGATAAGATGCGAACTGAAACATTGATTCTAGAGAATCTAATATATAATGAAACTTATGCTAGTATTGTTGGTGTCTTTTTACAACCTGATTATTTTAAAGATATTTCTGAAAAGCAAATCTTTATAGAAATACAAAAACATATTTCGGAGTTTAATAAAGCTCCAACAAAGGAAACAATATCAGTTAAGTTAAATAATCGGGATGACTTGAATGAATTACAGTTTAATAATTGTAATAAAATTCTTGATAAGTTAGAAAAGAAAACTGATGATGAAAAATGGTTAACACAAGAAACAGAAAAGTGGGCAAAAGACCAAGCAGTATATAATGGTATCGTGCAAAGTATTTCTATCTTGGAAGGTAAAGATAAGAAATCCTCGAAAGATGTCATTCCAGAAATTCTTACAGAAGCATTAGCAGTTTCATTAGATAAAAGTATCGGACATAATTATTTGGAAGATGGAAAAGATAGATGGGAATTCTATCACCAGAAAGAAACTAAGATTCCATTTAAGATGTCAATGCTTGATAAAATTACAAATGGTGGTATCTCACCAAAAACTCTTACAGTTGTTTTAGGCGGAACTGGTGTCGGTAAGACATTGGTAAAAACTCATTTAGCAAGTCAATATTTAAAACAAGGATTGGATGTTTTATATATTACTATGGAGATGGCAGAGGAACGTATTGCAGAAAGAATTGATGCTAATTTGTTTGATGTTGAAATGTATGAATTAGCGAGGATGCAAAAACCAGAGTTTGAAAAAAGATTGGACAGTTTAAAGATTGGTAAATTAGTTATCAAAGAATATCCAACAGCGGGAGCTCATGTTGGAAATTTTCGAGCATTGATTCGTGAATTAAAAATCAAAAAAGATTTTACGCCACAAGTTATTGTTTTGGATTACTTGAATATTTGTTCTTCAAGTAGAGTCAAGTGGGCTGCAAATATGAATACTTACATTTATATTAAGTCGATTGCGGAAGAAGTGCGTGGCCTAGCGGTAGAGTGTAATGTTCCTATCATTACAAGTTCACAATTAAATCGGGAAGGTTATACAAGCTCCGATCCTGATTTATCTAATACGTCTGAAAGTTTTGGATTACCAGCAACAGCAGATTTGATGCTTGCGATTATTGCAAAAGATGATGCTAATGGTAATAATAATCAAATATTGTTCAAGCAGTTGAAAAATAGATATAGTGATATTTCTATGAATTCTAAATTCTTGGTAAATGTGAATAAAAAGAAAATGAAGCTAAGTGATATTGAAGAAGATGACCAACCAGTACTAGCTAATGATGGAAGCAATAAGTATTATGATAAACAAACAGATGCTAATACTAGCTCAAATCCTTATACATTTACGGTAAAGCCTCAAAAAAGAGGTGCTGGAGACTATGCAGATTGGAAGTTTTGAAATATTATAAATACCTATATAACATAAGGGGGATTCAATGCAAGATTTAACGATTTCTAAGGGCTGGTTCGGTAATGATAAGGAAATTGATGAAGCACCAGTATTGAAAAAACTTTGTGAACATAAAGCAAATACTACTACATTAGACTATGATGTTGGTATAGAATATTGTAATTTTTGTGGGGCATTAGGTCATTATTCAGTTGATAAAGATGCTCTAGAGTGGAAATTACCCGAATTTTTGATAAAACAGAACTATAATTGACAAAAGTATTATAAATAGTATAATACTATATTAGAAGGGATAGATCAAAATGGCATTACAAAAAGTAGGTGCATCATCATTTAAGATGAATGGTCATGTTATACCAGACACCAATGCGGCTTATGATTTCGGAAGTGCCGAATATAAAATTAGGCATTTATTTCTTTCCGATAATTCCCTTTGGGTTGGGGATAACCACAAGATTTCCGTTGAAGGTGGAAAGAAGAAACACAAGAAAAGAAAAAAGGGAATAGTGCCTACTGGTGTTAAGACTCTTTTAATAACATCTGTTTTTCCAGATGAAACAGCTTTGAAAGCACAATTTAAAGTTGATATTCATAATCCTAATCCACATCCAACTCTTGATCCAGATGACGGTGCAAATTTTAATCCGCCTCATAATAAATGGCAAGAATTTTTGGCAATACATGGACATCCTGATAAAGAGATTAATGAACTTTATTCAGAAAACGAAGATTTTGATATCGAAGGCCCAGACCGTTTAACAACGGAAGGTGATCTTTTATATTATGATGGTACGGATTATCAAAAATTACCTATTGGTAGTGCTGGACAATCTTTAGTATCAACTGGTGAAGTTCCTCAATGGGCTGCTAGTGGTGCAAGTGGCAAATTATTACAAGTTGTACAATATACTGGTACACAGCAACAACTTACATCTTCAACAAGTCCAGTACAAACTAATTACCAAGTTGATATTACACCAACATCAAATACTAGTAAAATGTTATTTATGGCTTCGGGTGGTCAGTTAGGTGATAACTTTTCGACTGTTGTAATGGTATATTATAATAATGTTGCGAACTTAGCTGGTGGAAGTTGGGGTTATATGTATAATCGCCATGTTGATTCAACGCCATCATTATCAATTAATTTACTTCACGAACCAGCGACAACGAATCAATGTTCATATACTCTTTTCCTTAGATCACAAGATGGACATACCGTAGGTATCAATCCTGGCGCCAATAGTTCAAACCCAAGAGTTAATTTAATTGTCATGGAGATAGGAGCTTAATATGTATCTTGAAAAAGTATTAAAAAATATAGCACCCGATCTGGTATATTTTACAGATGGCGATGTAACAACCGAAGAACAATATAATAATGTTAAATGGATTGTTGGTGAAGATGAAAATGGAATTGCTACTTATGGAACTCCAGCAGGACTTCCAACATGGGCGGAGTATAATGCAGAACTCACAAATCAAATTGCTGCCTATGATGCACAGGATTATGCTAGGAAAAGAGAAGCAGAGTATCCTTCATTACAAGATTGTATTCATGCTCTATTAGATGGTGGTGATACACTTACAGAGCTTCAGTCAAAACGAACTGAAATAAAAAACAAATATCCAAAGGAATAGAAAATGAAAAGGTTTAGTCAATGGTTAAATGAGGATTTAGATTTAGTTCTCTTAGAGAAAAGAGTTGATACAACATTAAATGCATCTCTCACAGAATTGTTACCAGCATTGGCGTTTAATAAAAAGTATCATCCAACATCTGTTGAGGATTTTAAGAAGTTTTTATACAAGATGAGTTTTAAGGATGGTAAGGTATTAGGCTCTTTCCCTAAAATGGATTTACCAGCTGCTAAATTAGTAGTTGCTAAAATTCCTACTATGGATGTAAAGTTTTCAAAAACTAAAATTGAAAATGCATTAGGTATTACGGAATGGTTATATGATTTAGATAAACAACATAAAATTAAAAATGTTGTTTGGGGTTATCGTGCAAAACCTGCTGGAATTCCTAAGACCCATGCTGGAGATATTTTTGTATTTTTCAAGGATGGTACTAAGCTTGGTGTTAGTTTAAAAGCAGGAACAAAGAAATCTAAAGAACCATTAAAAAATACTTATGTTGGAACTCAATATAAAAATCTAGGATATGATTTAGAACCATTGTATAATGAATGGTGGACTAAGGTTTATTCCAAGATTCCAGGCGTAACTGATATTGCAAAGAAATCTAATTACTACAGTAAGGGTGTTAAGAACGAAGTAACTCAATTATATGTAGATTATTATTTGGAGAATGAAACTGAAGCAAATGTTCTTTATACAAAAATGTTGAAAATTGCAAGAGAACATTTTTGCGAAATCGTTAACGATTTGAAGGTTGATGAATTTAAAGAATGGGTTGCAACAACTTTTAACATCCAAAGAAAAGGTGGAAAGAAAGATGAAGTTCCTTTGGTTTTGGTTAAAGCAGTAGGAACTACCGCAGAGCAAAAGGGTGATGATATTGCAGACCTATTGCCATTAACTACAAAGTTTCATGCTTATTTAAATCCAAAGTCAGTTCAAGAATATTTGATTGACATTTATACACCTCTAGATAAGAAAACATTGAAGATGACAATCCGTAGTGATTCTGGTGTTCGTAAAGAAAAGAAACCAGGCGCTCAAGGAAGGTTAGGTCAATACTCAATGTTAAAAATGCAATATAGTGGTGTACTTGACTAATGCTAAAATTCAAAGAGTTATTAAATGAAGGTAAAAATACGCACATGGAACACCTTGAAGATGAAATCATCAACAAGGGTTCTAATGGTGCGAAAGAGGCGATACAGTTTTTAAATTCCCTAAAGGATATGTTATCTGGTGGGAAAAGTAAAACTAGTATCACCGTGAAGTGGGATGGAGCCCCAGCAATTTTTGCTGGTATCAATCCAGAGAACGGAAAGTTTTTCATAGCTACGAAATCACTTTTTAATAAGACCCCCAAAATAAATTATACAGTAGCAGACATTGATGCTAATCATGGTTCAGGCGGGCCTTCAGATAAATTAAAAGTGGCTATGAAATATCTACCCGAACTTGGGATGAAAGGTATCTATCAGGGCGATATAATGTTTTCTAAAGGCGATTTAAAAAAGACTACTATTGATGGTAATAGTTATCTAACATTTGGGCCAAATACTATCACCTATGCTGTACCCGAAGATTCTGATCTTGCATCTCAAATGAGAAAAGCAAGTATGGGAGTGGTATGGCACACCAAGTATACAGGAAACACTATTGATTCATTATCTGCACAGTTTGGTGTGGATTCAAATATATTTAAGAAAACTAAAAATGTTTGGTTTGATGATGCGTATGTAAAAACTGCAAACGCAGCTATGTTTACCACAAGTGAAACTAAAACACTTGAAAATAAAATAAACCAGATTAAAGGTTCAGTTAAGAAGTCTGCAAAATTCCTAAATGATTTAGGTAAAGATAAAAGTAAGTTCGGACTTGCAACCCTAATGAAAGTATTTTTTAATACGAAGATTCGTTCTGGTGCTGGAATTTCTGATACTAAGAAACTAGTAAAAGAATTCGGTGTCTATTACATGGAAAGAATTGACAAAGAGATTGTTACAAAGAAATCTGAAAAAGGTAAACAGAAATATAAAGATATTCAAAAAGAAGGTAAAAAGAG